TTAAAAACAAAATAAAGGGGGTTTTAAATTAGATATAAGAAACAGCGGAATTACCCGCCGTCACATTTATCACTCCACCTCAGTCTCAAAATCCACATGCTCATGTTGGTCTGCAAGGGCAATAAAATAGATAGGAAAAGAATCTTCGTTTTTTTGTGTTTCGAAGTATTCGCCCAACTGTTCGAACGTCGGCGAATAATCCCCTAACTTAACAGCACAAATTTTGTTGACCAGGTTAGGATGGACTTTGATTTGTGTCATCCCTCCAAAAACCGTACCTGGTTTAGCTGTCACTTTCTGCACCCATTGAGTTTTACCCTGTTGAGCGGTAGCCGCGGCTTGTAAGGCTGCCACCGTCTCTTGTAATTGAGTAATATCTTTGCCAACTTGATACGCAAAACCTTGGTCTTGTTGGTTAATTTCTAATTTTTCCATGTTTGTAGTCCTCTTTAGCTTGGTTGTAAATTGTTAAAAGTGCTTTATCAAACAGTGCAAGGCTTGCCAGTTTTACACAAGGCTTCACCTTAATTTGCACAGTTTGTTTGGGTTTTACTTGGATAGTTTGCATCATACTCTCCGCGTAATATCGTGGTGTAACTGCACTTCTCCACCACACCACGTTTTAATTTTTCCGTCTGGCGTGGTTTGTTGCAGGTCAAATCTTGCCTCTTTCCACGTCACATTTTACGTTTGTTCATGTGCGATAATGAGGCTCACTTCATTTCCATTGATAATAATGCCTTGGTTGTCGGTCGATAAGCGAATCCTATCCCCCTTCTTATTTAAAGGCTCAATATCGCAATCAAAATGGCAGCCAGTAAAATCCAAAGACTCTCCATTTTCTTCAGTAAAAACTAAGGTTTCCACTTCGTCATCGCCACGAATCCACTCAAAAATAATCTCATCCATTCTTATCCTCCCTAAATCGTTCGTCGTCTCCACGAATCATTTCCAAATCGATTGTTTCCATTTCTCCTCCAATAAAAAACCGCCCGTAGGCGGTATCTGTAATAATTAGATGATTAGATAACAATTTGTCCTTGCTCTTTTAAGTAAGCATAGATGCGATCTAAATCGATTTGCTCCGTTGTTTTGCCAATATCATCTTGAGTTAGTGGTTGTCCAAAAATGCTTTTTGCTGCGCTTGGATCAATCCATTTATATTCTGAGATGATCGGAGTAAAGTCTGTTACAGTCCCATCATTGTCGGTACCAGTACCAAGTACATATTTAGCATTAATTGAGTCATCCTCTTGTTTAGAGTATGCGGCAATGACTGAATACATTGGGTTTAAGATTTTGTTAAATGTCGTCATAAAAACTCCTATTTATTAATAAAAAAGCCATGGTTTTATCCATGGCTATTGGTTAAATGTTTATAAAGCGAATTTGGGCTAAACCTGTAAGGCTTGTCTATTCCAAGGCATTCTGCACACCATTCTGAACAAAAATACTTTGTCTTGCTGTCTCTAATACGCAAGACAACACCTAGAGCGCCAATAAGGTCATATTTCAAGCCTTTTGTCTTTTCAAAAAATGCTATTACTTCCTCTAGTGAGATTTCTAGTTCAACCAAATCCCATCGTTCTGGAGGTAGCTCCATTATTTTTTTACGCACTCCTCCATCTCGATTACTTGCGCTAAAACAAGTGTACATCTTAGATGGCTGAGGGTTAGATATTGCTATCTCGCAATGACTGTATGGACCATGCGTAAAAAATTTTATAGCATCATCAAAAAAGCGGAATAATGTATTTTTAACACTATTCCGCTCTCGTTTATGCTTATAAAAAGCAATCACCACTTTAGACATAAGATTGACTCCATCCATGGTTAAGGTCGATATTTTCAGGCGTATCTGATTTATCAACTTGTACTTTTAATACTTCAGCGTTTCGGTAATCGTGATCTACTTTGCCCTTGATTGCTTGCGCCAATGCTTTAAATGTATCTAAATCAAATTGTACCCAATCATTTTCGATTGTTTTCCATTGTCTCGGCTCAAAAGTGCCTAACACAATCGTAAGCCCCATACCGTCATATTCTTGGCGTGCCACTGGGTCAGTATGAAAATGTCTAACTTGACCATTTGGTAAAGAGACTTCCACACCTGTTCTCGTCGCTTGTAATCGGCGTGCCTTAATAGTTTCCCATAATTCAGCCCGTTTCTTGACGAGGTTTTGTTGGATTAAATCCGAATCAATTTCCCAATCGTGTTTTTCGTCATTCCACTTGTGGTTTTCGCTTGGTTTGACGCCACTACACCCAACGGTATATTTATCTATACGCCAAAAGTGACCTTGAGTATCGAGTGTTTCTTGGATTTTTTCGCGCTCCTGCTCTGTGATAAGGCAGGTTTCGTCTGTGATTTCCTCTTTACGATTAATCGCTGAAATTAATTTTTGATCAAATAAAAATACTTGCATTTTAATTTTCCTTATTTCATTTATTCGGGATTTCATCAAAAGAGGGTAAATGTGAAACGTCTATTATATCTAAATATATTTCGCCACTTTGTATTTTCCTATGAGATGGCATATAGTATAGTCTTTTCTTGTCTCGATCATTTGATACTATGGTACTAAATTTAGTACCCGAACCACTATCAATAATTAAAGGTGTGATTATAGACCTATTTGATTTTTCATCATGATGATATATTGTCGGAGGCATAAGACAAGCAACCCGTCTATCTTTATAAATATTACTATGCCTTTCAAAATTATTATCAAACATATTTCCACATTTTATGGCTTCTAATGGTTTATATACTTTATTATTTAGTAATACTTCTTTAAAAACTTTTATGCCATAATTTGCATTATCTAAAGTATTATCTACAAATTCAAATAAATGAAAACCAAATTCTAGATGATAAGTAGGATTATAGTCACTATAACACTTGGTATTAAGTGCATAATCCCAATCAGGAGACAAGGGGATATATCTACCGGGATCAGTTTTGTATCTACTTCTAGCAAAACTTTCATCAGGATAAATAATTATTCCCGATGCCCCAATACCTGTTTCACCATCTCTTAATTCTCTATGAAAAAATTTTGATTGTGGCTCTATGAAAAGTAAACAGTTTCTATCTACAGGCAATCTTGAAGTAAATATAGCACTATGTAATGTACGTTTATAAGATCTTTTATATCTTAAATATTTAACAGGAATTTCTGAGGCTATCATTTTACGTTGTAAATTAGGCAATGAAAAATGTTTGTAATTCATTGCCATGCCATAATTTTTCACTGAAATAACCTCCTAAAATCCGCCATAATAACGCCGTATCCAATAGTAATATCAAAATAACTATCTGCTGAAAATTGAATATGGTCTAAAATATATTTATTTTGTGAACTAACCCATTCAATTTTAGGACAATGATATATAAAATCTTCTGACCTAAACTGTTCTATTCTTACAAATGGTATATAATTTAAATAAATTGAATTTTTCCCATACTTTCTAACAAACTCCAATCTTTTATTTTCATTTAAGTCTATATAATCCTTATTTAATTGGATTTGATATTCAAGAGGAATATTTATTTTATGATTATAGCCTTTAATATGAGCAGTGCCTAATTCTAAATAATAACTGTCTAATATGCTATTATTTATCCGCAATCCATAATTACTCATTCTTATCCCCACACTTGCGAAATATGGTCTAGGTCATAATCACATTTAACCTGTTTACGATAAAAAGGCGACCCCTCAACGGTAGTCAATGCTCGTAAAGCAAACAAACTTGGATCAACGCTAAATCTAGGACAATCATTGACTGTCAAAAATGTTACTAATGATTCTCCATGCGCTAAAAATGCTTGTTTATCTTTCCAGCTTACAAGCTCAATCGTGGTATTTTTATTGATGTAATCAATAGTCAAACGCCCAGTAATATGCCAGGCGCAGATAGGTTTTTCTGTGAACGATTTATCAATCGGTACAGGCTCATCGATGTAATACATAACTCTCCTTAGGATAATTTACCCACTCTAACAACCTCTGCTCCACCGTCCCAAACGTGTAACGCTCTTGTAGCGCTAGATAACTCAATACCACCGGTTGCATCTCGTGCAATCAGTCTAAATCCACCAGTGCTTTGCACTTCGAACAACGTGCCGAAATTGCCGTTTAGCTTGCCAATTTTGAGCGAGCCGGCAGTAACACTACCAAGATCCGCGCTTACCGCAGATAGAGAGTCAACATTAAGCAGATTGGCTGTTAATGACTTGGTGGCAATGTGACTTGCGTCAAGTGATTGTGTTGCAACGTGTTTTGCTCCAACCGCACCAGTTGCGATTTCGTTTGCTGTTACCGCACCGGTTGCAATTTTTGCGGTGGTGACTGAGTTTGCGGCAAGGTGTTGAGCTTGGATTGCGTTTGTCGCAATCTGCATTGCTGTGAGTTTTCCAACAATTTTTTCCGCCTCCATGGCAATCGGCTCATATTTCGCACCGTCCCAAACAAAAAATTGATTTTTGTCCGAGTGGTAGATGTATTTGCCAATATTGATGTAAGGGGAGTATGTCTTGTTATTAACCTCAACAATCGCCTCAAAACTACCTTGCAACGTTTTTTTAAGCTCGTCATTGAGTAGTTTTAACTCGGCATCAATATTTACCGCACTTTCACCTTTAATCCCTGACAGCTGATTAAATGGGCCAACATTCACACCTCGAGTATGTCGCAACCAGTAATATCTAACCTGTTTTGCGCCAACTTCGTGCGTGTACGTTCTTGCCGTGACTTTCGTCAAACGTTTGGCTGTTTTAATGTCATCTGTTTCACTAGCAAAAATTTCTGTTGCCGTCGCATCATCAACCCAATCCCACTCAAGCGTGATATTACCCAGACCGCCAGTTGTTCTTACGCCTGTTGGCACTGGCGGTTTATTGATGGTAAAGGTCTGAGTTTTTTCATTCAATAACTGCCCATTATCATTTTTAACCTGGATAAGGACGCTATAATCCCCATTTTCGAGACCATCTATATTAAGATTGGGAGACGGTTGTCCTAATCGCACGTCATATAGCACACCGCCTTTATAAATACGGATATCGTATTTTACGATGCCATTACCGCCTGTCACGCTACTGTCAACTGATACGCTACCATCTGCATTTACTGCCACACCAATGTTACTAATTTGCGGTGTAGTAAGTACGGTCGTTCCTACTGGCTCAAACTTGGCGCCATTATCAACAATAGCCTCTTTTTGTGGCTCGTGTTGTAACGCCATAATAGTGTACTTGCCTTTATCCTCCTCTTTTACAGATAACGCCTTAAATAATTGGCTTGTTACTTGTTGAGTAGTCAAAGACCATACGCCGTATAGCTCCAAACCTAGTGGCGGTTGATCGAGTGTAACCTCTGCACCATTGACTGAGATAATCTTAATATTTTGATGTTTAGCATTGGCATTGATATAGCTAAGATAACTATTGCCGCTAAGGGTGATTTCTCGGTCTAATGTTACGGTTTTGCCATTGACTGCTAAAACTCGACCACCAATATTAGTACCAGCATAGTGCGTATCAGCGACTTTGATAATGTCGCCAGGGATATGCATTAACCCTTCTGCGCCAACAGTAAACGTAACGGTTTTGGTTTCTAGTTTTTCTGTTTGTAGCAACCATAAGGCTGTACGGTGCGCTTGTCCTCTTGATGTACAGCCAAAAGCCGTGATTTTCTTAACGTTTAATCCATTTTTACGGATAGACTCGTCATCGGAAACGTATTCAATCGTTTTTTCGTAACTATTCTCTTTATCCGCATATTCGACCTGAATTGCATTATGGCGGGATTTGCGAGCCGAAAATGTATAACTAAACCCGCTCTCATCCACGTTGGCATTTGTATAAGTCCAAACTGGATCTGCTGGTCTATCCATTACCACGGTTAGCTGCTGGCCATTCCAGACTGGCATTGCTCTGAAAATTGAGCAAATATCATTAATAACTTGGTAAGCAGAGCGTTGTTCAGTCAACCAAACATTACAGGTAAATCGTGGCTCTTGCCCACCAAATCCATCTGGTACTAATTGGTCACAATATTGAGCGACTTGATATAACGCCCATTTATCCGCGCCAAACTCACCAAGTCTTCCGCCCAAGCCATAGCGTTTATTCGTTACGACATCATATAGCACCCAAGCTGGATTATCTGTCCAGTCAATTTTAAATGTGCCATCCCACATCCCTGTATATTGACGACTACGAGTATCATAATTGCTAGGTACTTTAACTTTTAATCCTAGTAAGTCATAAGTGCGAGTAGGGATATTGCTAAAATATTCAGAGTCAAATTTAACCCCCATCAAAGCTGTGTTTGGATAAGCAAACTCAGTATCAATAATCTCTGTGTAGCTCGACCAAATGGTATTATTTTGTAGGCGCTGTGTTGTGCTATCATCTGTAGTTCTCTCGACTTTCACGATAAATGGCACGCTAGGCAGATTGTCAAAAGTATGATGTTGCAAATACTGAGAGCTATACTTGCCACTAATTGACACAGGGTAAGTTCTTGAGCCAATAGTAATGACAAAGTTTACGGATGTTCCGTTAGTATCGCCATTATCCTCTTGCTTAAAAAGCGATTGGACACCAATGGTCAAGCGTAATCGAGATACTTTGGCATCTGTCACGGTTCTTGTAAGTGGTAGATTTTTTTTAACTAGGGTGCCAACACCGACCTCTTTTTCGGAGGTGTTAAACCCAGCCATTAAGTCCTGTACTTGACCGCCTACCCTCCCCTCTACCTGCACATTTTTGAAATTATAAGAGCCGTCTTTGTTTTGTACTGGTGTTTTGTCAAAATAGATGGATTTCATTCCATCGGCTAAACCGTAAACTTCGCCCTCTGAAATTACTTCAACAATTTTGACAAGTTGCTTACTTCTTCCGCTCTCTTTTGCCTCGACTGGAGTATGACCACCGCCGCCACGACCTTTACCCATTGAAAACTCCTTAAATTTCAGTATCCATCGTTTCTACACCCTGAGATATGATGAGAGAGCCTACTCTCATTCTCCCATACGCCAATGGCATAGGTTTTCCCTGCGCTGTCATATTCGACAGGTTCGAAAATGCCGTAGATTGTTTCTTTTCTTTTTCAGTACCCATTTTCATTTCTGGCATTTTAGTGAGCATCTGAGCAACACCGCCCAATAATAGAGATGCCCCAACAGAGCCAACTATCCAAGCGGCATTGGTGCTAAGCAGACCAAATCCAAGCGGGACTAAAGCGATTGCACCAGCAATAATTGCGACACCCGCAATCACGCCAAATAATCCACCACGTTTTGAGCCTTTTAAAACAGGTGTAAAATGGACTGTTGCATCATCTTTTAATTTGTGGCTCAATCCTTGCTCGAGATAGCGATTATCAAAGTAGTCTCGCCCTACTCGCACGGTAAACAATCCTTGCTGGATGGATTGACGCAATTTAGGAATTTGGCTCGTTAAGGCTTGGACTATCTCCGCCGTAGTTTGGCAATCTAGCCTAAATTCAGATCCAAAGTGTTTAAGGCTGCCGTAAAATCTAACGTTGACCATGCGTTATATCTCCAAATACTATGAGTGTGTTTAAGCCAATATCCATCATATAAATCACGCTTAGATAATCGTTTTGGCGCATGATGAAGTACCATTTGATTGCCCACATAAATTGCCGCGTGATTGGGTACATCAGCCCCGATATTGATTAAAATAACATCGCCTATTTGTGGTTCTTCTACTTGCTCAAAACCATGTTTAGCCATGTTATCTAGGTAGAGATTAAAGCCATCTTCCCACCAGTAATCATCACGCTCAAAATCAGGTAAATTACAACCAGATAAGCGGTAAAAATCTCTAAATAATGTGTAGCAATCCATTTCACCGTGTTTAAAATCACGGCCAATTAAAAATGGAATCTTCGGAAAAATATGGATTTGCTCATCACAAACTAACCAAAAATCTAACTGGCTATAAAGTTGTGTTTGTAAATCTGCTTGTGATAGTTTTGGCTCGCCTTGTGGGTGTGAGTGGACTAAGGCAAAAACCTCGCCTTTCTCACTTGCTGCAATGTAATCTTCTGGCGCAATCTCAAAATGATTTTCCTTATCTTCTGCCACGTTTTCGCAAGGGATAAAGACTTTTCCGCTATCCACTAAAACAACAAAACCGCAACTTTCTTGCGGTTCTTTTGATTTTGAATAACTAATAATTTCGTTATGTAATTTGCCGTCCATTGTTACCCCAACTTATCAACGCTAACAAATCCGCCATAGTTATGCGTATTGTTTCGCAATTTACATCCAGTCAATAATCCGCTGCATTTATCCTTTTGAGGATCTGTAGTTGGCTGGTCTTTTTCATCTGCGACTGCTCCGCCTGTATAGCCACACTCAACGCTACGGTATAACCAACTACAAGTGGATGTAATCATTCTTGCACCAATTAATGCGTTGTCAGTCTCAGATGGCAAAGCCAGTGTAAATTGGGCAATATCTCGATTTAATGAGGATAATTGCTCAATCACAAAGTAACTTAATGCCTCTTGCGTTGGATCTGCTTTTTTATTGCCATTTGCAAAATTCACCGCGTCAAGATAGTGCATATAGACTAATCTGCGTCTGACAATTCCACCCAAACATTGATCAAAGCGGTTACAAAGTGCGGTAATAAATCCGTTAATATTTCCCAGAGTGAGAGTTGGTCGATTACTTGGGCCATTACCTGACATTTCAAAACCATCTGCTTTTACAGCAAATGGCTCAAATGTTTTGCCTTGCCATACGATAGATTGCGATTTTTCATTTTTGCCTGCGTAAAAGCGATAGAGCTCGCCATTTATACCGTCAGCATCTTTTAAACCTCGCAAATCCACTTCAAATAGCTCAATTAATGCGTTTTGCTCTAGCTTGGCAAGGTCTAACTTGAATTTGTTGCTAATTAGTTGTGGCATATTTGCTCCAATAAAAAAGCCGAACTGTATCGCTACAATTCGGCTATCTTGTGATAACTACTGTAAAATTCGTTTAAGTCAATCTAACTCAAGCGGTTCGCTCAAACTGACAAGGGAAGATATGATTAAGATCGTCATTAATCATCGCTCTAGTCTGCTCCATATCATAATGAGATTGCAAGTTGAGCCAGCTTTGCGCGTCCGTACCGAAATAGGCAGCTAAACGCAATGCCGTATCAGACGTAATTGCGCGTTTTCCTTTCACAATTTCATTAATGCGACGCGGCGGAACCGAAATCGCTTTGGCCAACGCATACTGACTAATACCTAACGGATTCAACCATTCTTCCAAAAGAATCTCACCGGGGTGAGCAAGTGGGATTTCTCGTGCCATCTTATTTCCTTAGTGATAATCCACAATTTCCACATCAGCAACATGACCATTTAACCAAGTAAAGCAAATTCGCCACTGATCGTTAATCCGAATGCTATATTGTCCCTGTCTATCGCCTGATAACATTTCTAAATGATTGCCCGGCGGGATTCTCAAAAAATTCAAATCCGCCGCCGCGTTAAGCTGTTGAAGCTTCCGCATCGCCACTTTTTCAAAGGGAATAAAACGGCGAATGCGTCCTCCCTCAAAAAAAGCTTTGGTATCTTTACAGGCGAAGTGTGAAATCATATTGATAACGCATTGAGTTAATATGTCTGTATAGTAACGTCTTTCGTTACTAAATGCAAAATATTTCTGTAACCCTTTTAGTCAAATTTATTTCAAGAGACCGTGGGGAGATACCACTACTCAAATTTGTGGTTGTAAAGTTAAAAATCATCACCACCGAATAGCCGTAATTAATTGCTTTCATGAGAACTCCTAGGAATAATAAAAAACCGCACTTTCTAAAAGATTGTGCGGTTATAAGTTCACGAAAAGATCTAACTGTTTAATTTGTAAAAGCTCACGCTCAAG